CTTTTCAATACAGCTTGTTTTTGTCTAGTATTCAACCCTTGCATCAACTTAGTGATTTGAGCGGCAGTCATTTTAGCTTGTTGTGTTGAAGCTTGAGATACCTCAGGTTTAGTATTTTGTGGTGTGGTTGTTGTAGGTGTGGTTGTTGTAGGTGTGGTTGTTGTAGGTGTGGTTTGAGCCTGTTCAGGATCTTTTAACTGCTGTGCATATGAAACAGAATATGCCAAGTTAGCTAGTTTAGGTAATGTTGTTTTACCTTTATCCTTTGCATAAGTTTGCTCTAACTCTTTGGCTAATGATGCTACATTAGTCATTACTGTAGGATCACTAATATCTACATTCTTCATAAACTGCTTGAAGAAGTTAGTTATGTATTGACTGATAGTTTGTTTTGTTGAACCTGAATCAGGATCTTGTTCAGCTAAAATACTTTCAAAGATATAGTTTAGTTTATCAAACCGACTTCCTTCTGCAACCTTGCCCAAATTTTGTGTCATCTGCCCAAATGCGTTTTTTCCTGCATTTCTAGGCTTTACATTACGCTTAGGCATCTGAACGGTGTTGTCCTTAGGTTTTCTAACAGATTTTGTAGCATTTGATTGCTTTCTTTGTCTTACATTGGTCGCAGATTTATTGAATTGGTCCGTAGGTAATGTACTTACTGGTAACATTTCACCTTGTGCGTTTTGAGTAGCAACGGCTTGTTGTTGTTGTCTTACATTACTTGCTGTTTTTGCAAACTGGTCTGTTGGTAGATTACTTACAGGATTCATTTGACCTTGTGCGGCTTGAGTTGCGGCAGCAAGTTTTTCTTGTCTAATTTGTTCAGGTGTCTTTGGTGTATCTACCGCTACATCAGGTGCTTTTGGTGTCATCTGACCCTGTGCGGCTTGAGTTGCGGCAGCAAGTTTTTCTTGTCTAATTTGTTCAGGTGTCTTTGGTGTAGCCGAAGGTAATTTGCTAAACTGCGACATTTGTTTGTCAGGATCAATATTATACTTGGGACCTTCAGAAGCTCCTGGTTCTCTGATAGCGTCTGCTTGTGCTTTTTGTGCGGCTATACGTTTTTGTGCAATTGCATCAGTCGCACTGGGCAGTTCACCTTGTTGTGTAGTTTGAGTTGTCTGTGGAGTAGTCGTGGTTTGCGGTGTAGTTGTAGTTGTAGTTTGTGGTGTAGTTTGACTACCTTGACCTGCGGCATTGGGATCAACTAGCCCGCCATTAATCGCACTTTGTAATCCGCTGAGGGCACGGCTTGTGAATTTAGTGATATAATCATCTTTAGCCATTTGGTCAGTGGTGCTTAATACATTCTTTCCGGCCATTGATCCTAGCCCTGTCTTCAATGCGGCGGCACCATAATCACCAAATAAACTTCTAGCATCTATTTCATTTACTACACGTTTTTTAAATTCATTCAGCTTCACGGTTTTTCCTTAATGACTTGGAAAACTTTGTTTGGTCCTTGCTCTTTATAGCACCTAACAGTTTACGCTCTAAAATAGCAGCCTGTTCAGGTGTATAGTTACGATTAATCATCTCTATTAGGTTAATAGCACTGGTAATAATATTGTGACCACGACTCTCAATAATGTGAGCCTTGTCCCTATTATTACCAATAGCTTCTAATTCCTCTAGTAGACTGCGAGTTTGTTTTTGCATATTAGTTTCCTAATATTATTTATCTACTTTTAGGTTTATTTCTTTAAACTGTTTAGCATAGCTTTAAGCTTAGAACCTTGCACATCCGCTATTATACGCTTGTTTTCCGGCTTTAGTATCTCCCCTGTAGCTTGGTCAATAATAGGCTCAGTTGATTGCAACGTACTTTGAGGCTTTAATTGACTCATAATATCATTAGCACTAGGTTTAGGAGTATAACTATTCTGATTATCAGGGTCACTATCACTAATACGCATGGTTTCAATATCATAGTCTAAGTCAATCTTTTGTCCAACACCTGTCGAACTACGACTTTTCATACATTGAATCTGATACTTACCACGTTCACGCATACTACGACTTGTAAAGATACCAAACACATTATCAGCAGTATTAATCTTACTGATACCGCCTGCAATGTGACTATGATCGAATTCAATTTCGTCAACTGCACTACGATTCAACTGACTTGCAGTCACCATCAATATGCCCATCTCTTTTGCAAGATTACGCAATTCTTCTGCTACATATTTGTCTTTAATAAACTGGTCGTTAGGATTAACTTTAACACTGACAGGCATAACCAAATCTAAGTAGTCAACCATCACAAAGTCAATTTTAATACCTGTTTGAATCTGTACCTCTTTTAAATAAGCACGAATATCATTCACATTACTTTGTGCGGGTAATCCTTTAACACGATATTGTCCCGACTTTTTACCAATCATTTTTACCTTAAGACTTGTAGTATCAATATCTTTACGAATTGCTTTTGTACCCATCATAGTCAACATAGCATCTGTTCTTAATGATGTTAGTTCTTCACTAAGTTCTAGTGTAATATAAACACCACTCATTCCCTGTTGCAACCAGTTCAATGCAATATTCATCATAACTAATGACTTGCCTGAACCACTACCACCCGCAAAAATGTTTAATTCACCTCTACTGAATCCACCGTACAAGATACGATCCATTTGTGGCCAACCAGTGCTTACTTGTCCACCGTTGTTAAAGTATTTGTTAATACGTGCCGCCGGGTCATAAAAGTAATCAGTGCCCATATCTTTTTGTAAGCTGATTTGTACTGCATCTTTGATTAGTTTCTCAACTGGATCAAAATCACCCTTCTCTAATAAATCAGCCGCTTTAAGAATAGCACGTTCTAGTTCTTGTCGTTTTGTAAATCCCTCAAACTCATCCAAGAACCAATCAAATTGATTGGGGCTGAAGTTAGGTATGATATCAATGTCTTGCCCAGTAAGTGCCTTAATCTGTGTAGGGTCGGGCAAGATACTATATTTTGCCGTATGTTCTTTATATAAATTTGCAACTGGTCTCAATGACCTGTCAAAGTTTTCACTGTTTAATATGTTCATAACTCTGGTATAGAGTTCTGCCTCAGTAATCATTATACGCAAAAATATCTTTTGCACTTCAACACTGTAATCTTTTTTATTTTCGTAATCTTTTTTCAATTTTCTTCCTCTGTAGTTCTATTTTGATTTTACTAGTTGTCGCACTACTCAATATACTGAGTAACGTAGGCAACTTACCATACTTAACTACCGCGTCATTTACATCTTTAACATTGTCATCCCACTCAGGAATACTTACACTGTAACCTAGTTCTAATGCTCTATCACACGTTTCTAAACCTGTACTATCTCTATCGGGAATAAAGATAATACGTTTATTAAGTTGTGCTAGAATCTGTGCTTGGTCATCGTTGATTGTATTGTGTGTTAACGCACAGGCATTTAAGCTTAATGCGTCAAAGATACCTTCAACTAACAAACATACTTCCCAATCGGGTTTCTGAAAGTCATAACCAAATACATAGCCAGGTTGTTGCTCGTTAATATACTTTGGGATTTTGTTATCTAAGAATCTGCTCGTATGGCCTACAATTTTATTCTTGTAAGTATAGGGGATAATAATTCTGTTTGACTGTCTGCCAGTGTCATTAGGTGTAACTAAGAACGGGTAGTCATTATAATTTATCGACCTTGCAGACAGATAATCAATGTATACTTTGTGTAATGAGTTATTAGTATCGATTAACTCACCTGCAGGCAATGTATGTTCTTTAAATTTTATTTTTGATTTTTGTTTTTTTAAGTTAGTAAAGTCTAGTAAATCTTTATGTTGTAAACTTTCTAAACTCCATTTACTTATTTGTGTAGGATCAATCCCTGACCACAATAATATATTTTTAGTATTTTGAGTAATACTTTTACCTAACATAAATCCACATTTGAACCCACAGTTAAAACAATGATATGACCAATTAAATTGCCCATCAAATTTAATACCACCACGACCACGTGTATCAGTTTTATGTCCACGATGGCTACAACAGATAGCATTAAAGCTATGCCATCCGCCGTGCGTAAGTTTTTTCTTTCCGGGAATTACTGATAGGATATCAAACATCTATGTAGTATAACACAACTGTCACAGATAAACAACAGTTTAGGTTGATTATCTTGACAAAATATTGGTCACTGCACCATTATTGCTTTCAAATTGCATTCTGACATATGGGTGATAACCTTGAACTACATAACCTTTAGTATCACTTACATTACTGTACGTATCGGTTAATATAGGATACCAATCACCATCTACAATGGTAGAACCTTCAATAACAATGTTACCATAAAAGTCACTGTATTGTGCTTGCAGTGTTAGTATTGGGCTATCGTTAGTATCAACAACACTGGTGTAATACGTGATATTGCTTTCTCCGTTACCTTCAGGGTGTAAGTTAGGGAAGTCTTGTCCTGTTGGAATACTGATTGGCATTGAAGGAACAAAGCTAGGTAATATACTATTAACAATGTTCATATCACCACGTGCTCCGGCATTGCTATCAACGAATACCGGATAATCAAATTCTCCTACAGGAATCTCTAATGAGTAATAACACTTCTGTGCGTCAATACTTGCTAAGTCTGCCGGATTCAAAAACAATGCGGCAATACCAGTTGCTGGTAATTGCAGTGTTAGTGCTTTTTGTAGTAGGACCACGGTACCTTCATAACTAATAATCCTACAGACTATTGATTTACCGGTAATATCTACGGGCTTTTGTTCTTGGTTTAAGAACTGAAATTGAATTTGATTGTCTACACCCTTATTAAGTGTGAGTGGCTTGGCATACTGAGGCATATAGCTCCTTGGGGAAAATCCTGATAAAAGTATAACGATTTGTCTTTGTGTATAGACGAAAACTTGAGTTGAGTACATAATGATATTTATCAAAATATATTGCCAGGCTACCCGATGATAAATATTTCGGTCAATATAACAACAATGATAACAAACGAATTTTTCAATAAACTAACCTCAAATCATCCGTTCATAACTATATGTTCATACGCCAACCAAGATTATGTTGGAATAGTTCAAAATAGGGATGATATTGTCACCACTATATACGATTACGGGTCTATCATGGAGTCTAGTATTAGAGAAAAATTTTTAGAATTAGGTGATATTTGGTGGTGGGAAAGTAATAGACTTATACCAATTAACCTATTTTTGAAAGAAGAATGGTCTATCTTTAAACCATATCTCAGAACCTTCAATAACAAAAGCTTAACAGTAATACACGGTCCCATGTGTAGTATGTCTGAACTAAACAAACGTAGAAGCAAACGCCGTAGTATCACACTAGTAAAAAGAATAGTTTAATTCTGTTCTTCTAACAAATTCATATGAACCACCACTAAATGTGCATATGCAACCGCGTGACTCTTTTTAAAACTATACCCGTCAGTATTCGTATCCCAAATTGATTTAGCTATATCAGTCCAAGATTGTCCTATTAAGTGTCGTTTGGCAGGTCGAATTAGTGCTAAAAACATTGCTAGTCTGGGAATACTATTCACCTCACTAGGCATCTTTTGTAGTAATTGGTAATGATTACCCAAGTGAATTAACTTCTCAACAAACTCTCTTTTGTGTAAATTGTCCCAATTGGGTTCACGCATCAATGTTGCTAAATGTAACTCATCACGAACCTGTGAATAAACGTGTACATTCAATAAGTCTAGTTTGAAATATCCACGCTGTTCTGCTACAACATAATCAATTGCGGCCATATCATTGACTGGGTCATATGGAATGTCTGTAATGTAAACTCCAGTAGCGTGTTTACGCATAGGGTTAGCATTACGCATAGCGGCAGGCGTATGTTTGATAAGTTCTAATAACTTATCTCTATCACCAAAGTCAATGTCAATGTCTGAATCAATTCTCATCTTGAGGGAGGCACCAGTTCTGCTTTAATTAATTTAGTATACGCTTTTTGTACAACAATAGCTTGTCTTTCGGCATCTTCTACTGCTTTGTGACTGGTTACATGTCCGCCGTCTTTAAGACTTACTCCGGTTATCTCATACAAGGTACGTGTATCTCTGACGGTGTAAAAAGGCCAGGGGATTCGCATTTCAAGATTTCTCCAGGCCGACTCTGCCACGACCACGTCAAATGATGCACCATTACTCCACACAGCACGACGATTCCAACAAAACTTATAAAGTATCTCCATACATTCTCTAAACGGAATTCTGCCTTCTTCTCCCATAGCCTCTTCAAGTGCCTCAGGACTTTGTTCACTCCACCACCGTAATGTATCTTCATTAATACTCCTATTATATATTTCTGTCTGTTCTTCAATTGTGGGGCGCAACTCTAATCTTTCAACAACCCCACTGCCCTTGGGATCGAATCTTACTGCACCAATGGTTAATATAACACAATTAGGACTTGTGTCAAGTGTTTCCATATCAATCATTATATCTTGTGCCATATTATGCCTGTAATGTTTTCCAAATATATTTCTTTTCTAAGTAATCTTGTAGTTTTATTGCTTCATTTTCACTGTTGAATGCTACACCTTTAATCTCATACA